AGTGATCATGCTATTCGCATCTCCCGGAACAATATAGCCACCAGAACGAATAATATTGTTAATTCTAAAAAGAGAACCCGGATCAACAGGATCAACAAGAGTCATTGAAATAGCTTGCCATTCAACTTTTCCAGGATAATAAAAGGTATGCCCCATATATACATGCTTACTTTCTGCAATTGTAAAATTAGGTTTCGCAACTTTCTTTGCCCACCATACAGCAGGCTCAGTTCCTTGAATACCGCCTATTCTTACTTTAAATCTAAAATTTCTTTTAGGATCTCTCTCAGGTGTTGTAGTCCAAAATGACATTATTATATTCTCCTATAATTCATTAATAATTAGTTGGCTTAGGCAAATTCTGCCCCTGTGCGAGTAATTACAAAGTCAATTGCAATAAATTCAATAGCTCTCGCCGGCTTAAGAAATATCTTTGCGTACATGATGTTACGGTCAATCAAGTCAGGTGTGGTAGTTGTACCATCTAGAATTAAACGATAATCTGTAAGACCAAATCTAGATTTAACATCTGATAAAATTGGCTCTGCTTGAGATCGGAAACGTGCCCAAGTAGAGTCAACATTTTGATCGAATAAAAGATTACGTGCAACCTTTCCAATTTCTGCTTTGAGGAAAATCATCAAACGACGAACGTTGATGCGATCAAGAGCAGATGGAGTTTGTTGAAGTGTTTTTTGTCCGAATATAACAACACCTTCATTTGGGAAAGTTGCAATTGGATTAATATTAACTTCATATAGATCATCACGCTCTGAAGAATCAAGACGCTGACGAGCTTGGATTACACGAGGTCCGGATCTTCCACCAAGATTTCCAAGACCACCACGATTGAAGCCCGCAGGAGCAAACCAAAGTTCTGATTGAGCATCAGATTGCGCCATTGCTCCAATACCGGCAACAGATGAAGGTACCCATACACGTTCTCCGTTGTTCAAATTATCTTGAATTTGAATAGCAGGATAGTACGCTGCGGCATAACTTGAGTCTAGTTGACGACTCTTGAGGTTTGTAATGGCATCAGTAACAGACCCCAATCTAGAAACTTGCGTATCAGCTGTTGTGGCTTCAGAAGTCGGCTTATAATCTCCAACAAGGTCAATTACAGCTAGCATATCTTTGCGAGCCTCTGCTGTTCGAACAATTTTAGTTGTAATAATAGAATTCTTGATACCTGGAGCCGCAAGTAGGCTAGCTGGTACTGTCTCAGGATCAGAAATAGAATCAATAGCTTTATTCAAAGAATATTGTAGATAATTAGCAGTTTCAGCAAGTGTAGATCCAATCAAGTCTTCACGGAAAGGTTCTTTTTCTGTAATATCAAGTCCGTCGAATCCACCAAATAGAGGAAGAACAAACTGCTTGACACCTTTATTAAATAGAGATCCAATCCCATTAGTAGCAGCATATGATGAACCACCAGCCATCGAACCAGAAGTCCAAGTTACAGTGTTGGATGCTTCTACAATTACAATATCATTAAGAGAGAATACACAAGAGTACTCAAAGTCTCCACTTGGAGCGAATTGATGCGCAGCATATTTCTGCGGTAATGGTCTCAAATAATCACAGTAGTCTGGATCGTGGAGAGTTGAGTCTTTATCAACCTTCGGACGAATACCAAAATACACTTTGTATGGACTAGAGGAGAATCCATCAGATCCATTTACGCGAAGAGGAAGTTTAGGAAAACTAAATTTAATTGATTGGTGTCCATAAAGTTCTAAAACTTCAGTAGCTGCAGCGGTACCTTGAACTGTTTGAGTAGTAGCAAAAGCTCCTGGAAAACCTACATCTTTAAAATCTTTAAAC